ATGGATGAGCCTGCACGCACTGTGATGGCGGACGGGCAGGGCAAGACGCAACTCTCCGTCGCTCTTCTGCAGAAGTACTATGGCGCGGATCAGGACCCGCAGCTTGACGAGCCTCTGCACACGGTTACCTCGAAACACAGGTTCGGGTTGCACCAGGTGCTGCTCGATCTGCCGCCGTTCACGCCGGAGCACGAAGTCAAGGCGCGCAAGGTCGCTGATCTCCTCCGCTTGCATGGCCTCTGGGATGATCGCGAGTTCGTCACGGTCGAGATTTGCGGCATCACCGTCGTCATCGTCGACGTCGGGATGCGAATGCTCGTGCCGCCCGAACTGTACGGCGCCAACGGATTCCCGAAAACCTACAAGATCGATCGCAGGCCGGACGGGACGCCGATCTCCAAAACGCAGCAGGTTAATAAGTGCGGCAACAGCGTTTGCCCTCCGGTGGCGGAAGCGCTGATAGGCGCGAACTATGCGCCGCGCGATGTAGAGCCCGCGCCTCAGTTCATGGAGGCGGCGGAATGAAGCCGGACCGCAAGGGCGAACTCTGGACCGACGCTGAGAACACGAAACTGCTCGCAGCCGGCGACAAGGGCGAGCAATGGGGCGAGATCGGCTTGCGTCTCAACCGCACCGGCACGGCCTGCAAGGTGCAGTACAATACGTTGAAGCGCCGCGAGCGGGGCGAAGCCAAGCACGTCTCGGTCCAGCGCATCCGCCGCCTGGAGGCAACCGCGCTCGCCAAGGAAATCCGCGAGACGCGCCCGCAACATCGTAGCATTACGGCGGAGTTTTTCGGCGACCCGTTGCCCGGGCGCAGCGCGCTGGATCAGCGCCGTGTTGAGGTGTCCCGGGTCACGCTGGCGATGGAGCCGATGCGATGACAGGGACGCGCAAGGTCCACGATCCGTTTCTCGGCAAGGACGTCGAAGTCAGCAACCGCCTCGTTGATCGGTTGCGCGGTAACTACGCCATGGGACCTCACTTACCGAATGGCGCGCCGGAATTCGGCTGGCGTCAATTCCAAGCGCCGCCCATCCAGCACGAAGCTGCGGCGGAAATCGAGAGGCTTCGCGACGCACTGCAAGCTATGGTCGATACGTTCAAGCCCTTCACGATGAAGCCTATCGGAGCGCCCGGCAGCGCGGCGCGGATCGAACAGCAAGGTCGTATATCCGTACACGCATCGGCCTGCTTTGTACTTAAGCGCGGAGCGCGCGCATGAACGCTACCGCCCGCGCCACATCCGCAACCCCCATCCTCCGCAACGCCGCCGGCGAGCCTCCGCTCGGCATCGGCGGTCTCGCCTTCCGCGACGACCAGGGCGAGATGTTCGAACACGACAACCCGCGTTTCCGCTCGCCCTTGGCAAAGATCGGCGTTCTGGAACTGGAAAACGGCAAGTGGCTGGCCCATCCGCCGGGGTTCCGGGTGGACGTGCCCATGTTCTTCGTGGACCGCGAAGAGGCCTTGCAGTCGGCTGTCGAAGAGGTCGTCTGCCGCGCGCAAACCTACATGGGCAACGAGGAAGGCGAGGGGACGCAGTGGAGCGCCGACTACGGCAACCAGGTCATCCATTGGGCGCGGTCGCTGCTGGCTGATATCGGTAAACCGAGATCGGAGGAAATCAACCCTCCGCCCAATCCGAACAGTGTCTTAGGCGTCAAAACGACCGTAGAGGAAATCACCGATCCGGTCGTCGCCGAACTCTACACCGCCTATCTCGCACGGAAATTCTATCCGGCCGGACATTGCTTCTGGCGAACCAACCCGATCGTCAACGGCCAGATGGTGAATATGGCCACCTGCGAGTGCGGCAACTGCGTCATTTCTTTCAAGTGGGGCAGCAACGATCGCGTGACCGCCGCCGAAGAAGCTCACTGGCAATCGTTCGATCATCTGCCGGAGAAGGTGGACGGGCGCGGACAACCTATCGGCGCTGAAAAGCCCAAAAAGTCACGACCTAAATCCCGACCCGGCGCCGGAGGGCTAACCTCAGCGCCGCATCTCGCGGAGGGCGCTTCATCCCCGCCTCTGCGTGAGAGAGAGCCCGCGCCTGACGCGCCCCCAGACGGCGCGGGCTCAACCCTTTCAGCGCTGCGCGCGATCGCGGCCGGCGAACAGGTCACGTTCTCGATCGTGCGCGGGCTTGTCGTTGACGGCCTGGTACATGCGACGACGACGCGGATCAGCCTGACCGAAGCAGGCGAAGCGTTGCTCAAAAGTTCTGACGGAGGCGGGGAAAGCGGCCCCGGGGACGGCGCTATCGCCCTCGCCCCGTCAGAAACCGATGCGAAGTGTCAAGCATGCCAGCCTGCGCAAATTTGCGCAGGCTCTACAGGATCGCTGGGCGACGGCGATACGGTCGGCGGGACGGATCATGCCGTTGCCGATGCTGTGAATGGCGCCGCAACGTCGGGTACGGACGTGACGGCCGGAGAGACGGATAGCGCCACCTGCGAACGAGCAGCCGCCGAAAGTGGTGGGACAGCTGGAGAGACAGCACCCCTTTCCGATGACGACGACCTCGCCATCGAATGGCCGTCCTATGACGCCTTCCTCGAGGACAAGATCGTTACCGCACCCTTGCGCGGCATCGAGGTCAGACGCGACGACCTGCATCCATGGCTGAAACCTCACTGCAAGGACCTGACGCTCTGGGCCCTGCGGCTGGGATGCGCTGCCATCTTCGCCAATTTCGGCCTGCACAAGACGGCGATGCAGCTGGAATGGTGCCGGCAACTGCATCGCCATGTCGGCGGCGCCACGCTGAACGTCGTTCCGCTCGGCGTCCGTCACGGCTTCATCAAGGAAGCGCTGCAGCTCGGCATGGACGTGCGCTTCATCCGCACCAATGCGGAGTTCCACGCGCTCACGGCGGAGGGTGTGGTCCACTTCCTCACGAACTATGAATCAATCCGCGAGGGCAAGCTCGATCCGAACCTGTTCATGGCGACGTCTCTGGATGAGGCGAGCGTGCTGCGCAGCTACGGCTCAAAAACGTTTCAGGAATTCCTGCCGCTGTTCTCCAAGGTCGTGTTCAAGCTGGTCGCAACCGCGACCCCTTCGCCGAACCGCTACAAGGAACTGATCCACTATGCCGGCTTCCTTGGCGTGATGGATACCGGTCTCGCATTGACACGCTGGTTCCAGCGCAACCCGGAAAAGGCCGGCGATCTGACTTTGTATCCACATAAAGCTGATGAATTCTGGATGTGGATTCACTCGTACTGTGCGTTCCTGCAGCGCCCGTCCGAACTCGGCTACAGTGATGAAGGCTATGAACTGCCGCCGCTAAAGCTCACCTGGCACGAGGTGCCGGCAGATCATTCCAAGGCCGTGCCGGAGCGCGACGGGCAGGGCGTCATGTTCCGCAATGTCGCCAACAGCCTGCAGGACGCGGCCAAGTCGCGCCGCGACAGCCTGTCGTCGCGGATCGCAAAGATGGTGGAGATCATCGCGCAGGATCCCGACAGCCATCGCGTGATCTGGCACGACCTCGAGGCCGAGCGCGAAGCGATCGAACAGGCGCTGCCCGGCGTCGTCACCATCATGGGCAGCATGGACATTGACGATCGCGAAGAACGCCTGCGCGCCTTCGAGGAAGGCGAGACCAGACACTTCGCCACCAAGCCTATCCTGTCCGGGTCCGGATCGAATTTCCAATACCACTGCCACAAGGCGATCTATGTCGCGCTGCCGGGCTACGGCTACAAGTTCAACGATTTCCTGCAGTCGCTGTACCGGCTGCAGCGCTTCGGCCAGGCGCACCTGGTCGAAGTCGACATCATCTATTCGGAGGACGAGCGCGCCGGCCGTGCGGCGCTGGAGGAAAAGTGGCAGCGCGATACCGAGATGCGCACGCGGATGTCGGAGATCATCAAGGCGCACGGCCTCAACACGCTGCCCTTGCGCGATGCGTTGCTGCGCACGATCGGGGTGCAGCGGGTCGAGATCAGGGGCGCGAACTTTATCGCCATCAACAATGACGCGGTCGCCGAATGCAGGACCTGGCCGGATAATTCGGTCGACGAGATCATCACCTCCGTCCCGTTCGGCAACCAGTACGAATATTCCGCGCGCTATGAGGATTTCGGCCACAGCGATGATTCAGGCCACTTCTGGAGTCAGATGGACTTCTTGACCGTGCACCTGTTGCGGATGCTCAAGCCCGGCCGGCTCGCCTGCATCCACGTCAAGGATCGGGTACTGTTCGGATCGGTTACGGGTGCCGGCGTGCCGACGGTTTCTCCATTCCACGCCGAAGCGATCATGCACTATCGGGCCCATGGCTTCGACTACTGCGGCATGATCACCGTCGTCACCGACGTCGTGCGCGAAAACAACCAGACCTACCGGCTCGGCTGGAGCGAAATGTGCAAGGACGGCACCAAGATGGGCGTCGGCATGCCGGAATACATCCTGCTCTTGCGCAAGCCGCAGAGCGACCGGTCGCGCAGCTACGCCGATGTGCCCGTTACAAAGGAAAAATGGGACGGCGAAAACGACGGATGCTCCCGCGCGCGCTGGCAGATCGATGCCCATTCGTTCTGGTCATCGAGCGGCGATCGGCACTTGAGACCTGAAGAATTTGCGCAGTGCTCGTCTGCCGATCTTGCCAAGCTTTTCTCGAAAACCAGCGCCCAGCGAATCTATAATTACGAGGCGCACGTCAAGATCGGCGAAGCGGTCGAGCGCACGGGTTCACTGCCGGCGACCTTCATGGCGATCGCGCCTGGCTCGCACCATCCCGACGTTTGGTCCGACATCAACCGGATGCGGACATTGAACATGATGCAGCAACGCAAAGGCGCTGAGATGCATCTTTGTCCGATTCAGTTTGATATCGTCGATCGCCTGATTGAGCGATACTCGAATGAAGGGGACCTAATCTTCGATCCGTTCGGCGGCCTGATGACCGTGCCTTATCGCGCGCTGCTGAAAAAGCGCCGGGGCGCCGCAACCGAACTCTCCGCGTCCTATTTCCTTGACGGCGTGCACTACCTGCGCATGGCCGAAGAGAAGATGGAAACGCCGCAGCTGTTCGATCTGGCGAAATTCGATGCCGTCAATACCCCCCCCCCCACGGACATGATGGAGATTGAGGCGTGATGACATTGGCCATGATATCCGGCGCGGCGTTGTTTTTGACGCTCATCGTTTTCGCCGATCTCGCGCGGGTCGAAACGTGGCGGTTGGATATCTCTCCGCGCCCGTTGCTGCCGTGGGTTAGACGCCATTGGTCAATCCATTTCAAGGTGTATCGCAATATTGACTACGGTCGGCCAACCATCCTCGCGCTCGGAATATCTGCGCGATATTTCAGGCACATTCAGTTTGAGGTTGGTGCCCGGACATTTCGGGTTGGTGCCCGATGACCAATACACTCAAAGCCCTCTCCCTATGGCAGCCATGGGGATCGCTCTGGCTTTCGCCGAACAAGCGGCATGAGACGCGCGAGGTCAGCTATGGTTGATCTTGTAGGTACGTGCCCGAAAGATTTTTGGGAAGAATGGATCGCGGAAGGCGATGCCGCGGGTCAGCCTGAGACCGGCGAAGAGTGGGGCTGGTACACCAAGCACAAGTTCCGTTCGCTGATCCTGCCCGGCGACCGGTTCTACGTTGTCGCGCACGGAAGGTTGCGCGGCTGGGCGCCGACGCTCGGCCTGCAGGGCGGCGCGATCGTGCGCAAGGGCGGCGCCGTAGCCTGCACAATTGACCAACCAATTCCCGGATTCCGTGGGCTTCGCAAGCGATGGTGGGGCCGCGAGATTGAGCGGCCGTTTCCTGATTGGAAAACCCGATGATCACAAAAAGCATTGGCGAACAATTCCTAGATTGGGCCATCGGGATTTTTGGTCCCGTCGCCGCCGATCGGCACGAGCGAGCGATGCGCTTTGTCGAAGAGGCAATCGAGGTGGCACATGCCGAAGGCGTGTTAGAAATCGCGCTCGGCAACATGATCGAGCGCGTCTATACGCGAAAGCCCGGCGATATCGCCCGTGAGATAGGGCAGGCGTCGGCGACCCTCGAAATGCTTGCCGCCAGCATCGGCGTTTCCGCCAGTGATGAAGCGGCACGGGAATTCGCGCGCGTGCAGCGCTTGCCAAAAGAACATTGGCAGAAGAGGCATGCCGCCAAGGTCGTGTTGGGGATAGCAAAATGACCCAGCCCGATTATACGCCGATGTTCTACTGGGTCCGTGAACGCGAGGAAATCCGCCGCCGCAAGGATATGGGCTTGGATCAAGCGTCATGGACGGTCGATCCGATCTTGCGGGAGTGGCGCTTCTGCAATGTTCGGCGAGAGGATGACCTGGTTACGATCTGGGTGCGGAAGAACATCCGCGAGCGCTTCGCCTGCCAGCCTAATCTGTGGTTTATGCTGTGCATCGCGCGGCAGATCAATTGGCCGGAGAGTTTGGCTGACCTGATTAACGCCGATGCGTGGCCGCACGCCGTTGAATTCGCTCCGGCCCAGATGACGGAGGTTCTTCACCAACGAAAAGCCGCGGGCAAGAAAATTGAGACCGGCGCCTACATGATTTCGGCGCCGGCAAAGAAGGGCGCGGATAAACAGGCTTACGTTTGCGAAGAGGTTATAGGCGGCCTCTGGAAGCGTCGCGAGGTGTTCGAAAAACACTTCGCGGGGAAACCGACGCTCCAGCGAACGCACGAACTGATTACCCGCACCAGCGGCTGGGGCCAGTTCATGGCTTATCAGGCCGTAGTGGACATCCGGTTCACGCCGTTGCTGAGACACGCGCTTGATACCTATGAATGGGCCGCCGCTGGCCCGGGAACGTTACGCGGTCTAAATCGTATCCACGGGCGCGCGGTCGATGCGCCGCTGTCGCAAGGCCAAGCCCTGACAGAGATGCGCGCGATCTACAAAATCGTGCAGCAAGAGACCAACGTCATGCTGGATTTCAGCGACGTGCCGAACATTCTTTGCGAGACCGACAAGTACCTGCGGGAGAAAAATGGCGATGGCCATCCGCGCACGCGCTACGTGGCGGGGAGGGGCTATTGACCTCTGCGCCCCGCACCATCGATCAAGCCGCAGTCGACGCGCGCAAGCCCTCCGCTGGGCCGTTGGTTGAGCCTGCTGAAGCCATCGCGATCGCGCTGTCCGTCACAGAGTGGAAACCCGGCGGCTTGATCGATCCTGACGGTGTCATCGTGGCGACCGTCTTGAAGGCGATCCGCGACGCCGGCTGGAAGATCGAGCCGCGTTGATTCTGTTGTTTCGTTGCGTCTGTTGCGTTCCCCAAAATTCGAAAATCTGAAGGAGAGGCGCGATGCTTGCGCACGCCCATTCGTCTGCCGCCATCCGCGAAGAGCCTCCGGCGCGCATCGCCAAGGACCAGCTCAAGTCCATCATCGAGCGGATCGAGCGCCTCGAGGAAGAGCGCAAAACCATCTCGGACGATATCCGCGACGTCTACGCGGAGGCCAAGGGCAACGGCTTCGACGTCAAGGCGCTGCGCACCATCGTGCGCCTGCGCAAGCAGGACGCAGGCGAGCGGGCAGAACAGGAGACCATCCTGGAGACGTATATGCAGGCGTTGGGGATGCTGTGATGGACGTTTCCGCCGAAGTGCAGCGATACAACATGGAGAAAAACCAAATGACCACAGGCGAGCACATCAAGGCAGCGATGGACCGCGCGCAGCGCCACCAGTTCGAGGCGACGCGCAAGCTTCGCATCAGGATCATGAATCAATGGTCCGGCACCGTAGCGAACCGGACCGGCGTTATCGCCACGGAGGATTGGATCAGTACCGGCATTCTGATCAGGGCCCATATCGCGTCGCGGACGCCCGATGAACTCGAAAAGCAGGGCGCTCCCGGCGACATGGGCGTCTGTGAGCGGCTGGTGAAGTGGGATGAGTTGGACGCCCGCGCACACGAACTCGTCGGGCTCGTCGATGATGCGGTTGCCGGCGTCTATGGCGTGCTTGGGATGAAACCGCCTGCGCTGCTGAGCGACACTCTGATGCCGCGCGGCCATGACGCCTGAAGTGAACGCGCTCGTGCCCACAGACGCGACTGATGACGGCGACGAATTCTGGAATTCGCCGCTGATCAAGGCTGCGCTCGATCTGGCGTGGCGCGCGGAAGAGCCGAGCGTTTCACTGCCGACGGTCCTGACGCGGCCGCCGCTGGAGGGCGCGGTCGGGGTTCTTGATTATTCCGAGCCGGACGACCCGAAGTCGCCATCCTGGCCCCGCTGGAAGATTACGGGCTCAGCGCACGCCATCATCATGGCGCGGAAGCTGTTCGGCAATGATTCAACGGCATCGGACAGCGTCAAGTCGATTTCGTTCCCCGCAACGCTCGGCTCGTTCGACGAACTCTTGCTCTTGCTGCATCGCTTCCCGCTGAAGATGACGGAAGCAGCGTCCGCGATGTTCGACCGCATGTACCGGCAACTGGTCGCCGAGAGGCATATCGCCGCGTCCGTGCCGGCAGAAGCCGCGGCCGGCCGCTATTTCCGGGGGCGGCTGTTGCCGTTCCAGACCGAGGGCGTCGCCTTCCTTTGCGCCGTGCGCAAGGGGCTTCTGGCGGACGACATGGGGCTCGGCAAGACCGTGCAGGCCTTCGGCTTCCTCGACCGCATCGCATCCTGGCCGGCCGCGATTGTCGTGCAGCCGCATGTGCAGCGGCACTGGGAAAAGAAGATCGTCGAATTCATGCACGTCAACACTTTGCCGGAAAGCCACCTCGCGGAAGGCCTGCGCGTTGTCTCTCTCAACGGCGGAAAGCGGTTCGACAGTACACCTGCGGCGGATGTCTACATCGTGCATTACCTGGTGCTGCACGCGTGGTCCGATTTCCTGATTGAGCGCGGCGTCAAGACCGTCATCTTCGACGAATGTCAGGAGCTGCGGCATCCTAACACGCGCAAACATGACGCCTGCACGGCCGTGGCCAAGGCTGCGGACAACGTCGCGGGGCTGTCCGGCACGCCGATCTACAATCACGGCATCGAGATGCACAGCGTGGTCAACACGCTCTGCCGGGGCGCGCTCGGCACGCGGGCGGCGTTCGAGCGGGATTGGTGCGCCTACGTGGACAACAAGATCATCGTGCAGGATCCCGAAGTGCTCGGCGAGTACCTGCGCGACCGCCGCCTGATGCTGCGCAGGCGCAAGGACGAGGTGCAGCTGGAGCTACCGGCCAAGCGCCGCGTCATTGAGCCGATCGCGGGCGATCAAGGCATCTTCGCCGACATGGTCAAGGAAGCCGCGGAGCTCGCACGGCGCGCCGAGGAGATCAATGATCCCTTCGACCGCGCGCGAATGGAATCCGAGGCGATCCGGCAAACTCGCCGCGCCACGGCGCTGGCAAAGCTGCCGGCGGCGATCGCCTTCCTGCGCGGGTTGATGGAGGCAGACGAACCGACACTCGTTTTCCTGCACCATCACGCCGTGACCGACGGCATCCTCGAGGCGCTTGAAGAGTTCAAGCCGGTCTGCATCACCGGCCGGCAAGACAAGACGCAAAAGGACGATGCCCTCAACGCGTTCGCGCGCGGCGACACAAACCTTTGCCTGATCTCGCTGCGCACGGCGACAGGCATTGACGGGTTGCAGGCCCGGGCCCGCGTCGTGGTGTTTGTCGAACTGGACTGGTCACCGGCCGTACATCGCCAGGCGGAAGATCGCGCCCATCGCATGGGGCAGCGGGATTCCGTTCTGGCCTATTACCTCGTGACCGATCTCGGCACCGACCCGTTCGTGATGATGACGCTCAACCTCAAGGCCAGCCAGTTCACCGGCCTGATGCAGGACAAGGGCGAGACTGACGACGATCGCCGCGACGCCAAGGATCACGCCAAGCAGCACATGGAAGGCGTGCTTTCGATGCTTCGAGGTCGCAAATGACCGCAGGCTTTTCCACAGTCCCATCCTCTCACGCGCGCGTCCCTTCGTCGCCTCGCAAGGGTGATTTGAGGCGTGGTTGTCCCCGTTCTCCGAGTTGTCCACAGGTGCAGGCATGATGCGCTGGCAACTCTCAAATCGAGCTGACCCAGCTGCGCGCGTCTTAGCCGACCGGCATTACAACCGGCAGTCGGTTGGTTCAAAGCAATTTGTGCCGCCGGGCCGCTGCCTCGTTCTGCTTTCCGATTGCGCGAAAGCATTTTGGGTAACGTCGTGGCCCTTTGCCGAGTATGTCAAGCACGATTGGGCGGGAGCGTGGATGTGCTCCGCATTTCGAAGCGAAGATGCCGGCGGCTCAATCGAACTGGTCAAGCAGGCGCTCGCCGCGACGCGGGCGCATTTCGGTGAGCCGCCAGAACTCGGCTTGGTTACCTTTATCGACGCCGGCAAAGTTGATCCCATCCTAACGCGCGGCGTTCCCTCTTTCGGCTGGATTTGGATCAAGGCCGGGTTTCACTACGTCGGCAAAACGAAGGCCGGACTTCTCGTATTTCAAATGTATCCGAAAGATATGCCGCCGCCGTGCGCGGCGTTGCCCTTCAAGAAGGTGGCTCTTGGCGATCGATAAGAAAAAGCGGCCGCGCCGCATTGCTGCAGATGAAGCCCACGCCTGGGCTCGCAATCTGCGGCTGAACAATTCGCAGGCCAAGCTCGTGCTGTCTATGGCGACGCTCTATGTCGATGGCGACGGCTATTGCTTCGTCAGCGTGCCTTCGCTTGCCGATGACACCGAGTTGTCCGCGCAGACGGTTCGGCGCCGCCTCGCCTGGCTTGAAGAGATCGGCGCCATCGCCCGGTTACCGCAGTGGATCGATGAAAAGGGAACGCGAAATGGCGACGGCCGCGGCAAGCGCTCCAGCGACCTGATCCGGCTGCTGCTCGATGCCGATACCGACGATATCGAGGCACGCGCGGCGGGGCTGCATGACGGTGAAACCGCAGCGATTGCCCCTATCCACGGGGAAGGGGCAAATGAGGCCGAGAATTCGCTTAGCCCTACCGCAGCCCTACCGCAGCCCTACCACTCTGGACAGGGCCTAACCTCTGAACCTGAACCTGAATCTCCCCCCCAGCCCCCCTCCGGGGGGAGTGTGGACCTGGAAGGCTGGAAAGAATTTCAAGAAGATTGGCAGGAACCGATCCTGCGTCAGTCGATCGCGCAGCACGAGTGGCAAGCGCTGAACGCAGATCAGCGAACGCAGGCCCGGCAAGCAGCTCGCGGCTACGTCGCCTGGCGCAAAGCGCAGCGCAGACCGCCAAACGTGCTCGGCGCGCACCTGTTTTTGCGGGAACGCGAAGCCTGGCCAGGCTTCGCGGCCTACGCGCCCGATGCGAAACCTGCCGGCATCACCGGCTTTGAGCTCGATAGCGTTGAGGGCAGGGCGATCCTTGCGATCTACGCGGTTGCAAAAACGCGACCGTTCGAAGGCCGGAACGGGCTGGTCTACGCCGGCGAAATCACGCCGCAAGTCTTGAAATTTGCCGATGCCGGACCGCCGTCAAGCTGGCCGTTCATCGAGGATCGCCAGCAAATCGCGGCATGGGCGAACTTCCTCAGCGAGCACGTGCGCGGCAACCGGCCTCAGTTCGTGGTCACGCGCGGCATCGGCGACGCTCAGCGCCGCGGTATCGAAGCGCCTTGGGATTGGCCGCCGCGCATCGATGGCAAGCTGTCGCCGACCGGCTCTTTGGACGCGCTGATGAGCGAACAGGATTTGCAGGAAGATTTCAAGTGAACAGGAGAGGGTGAGGGAACATGCTGATGGCAGTGGAAAAAGGGAATTTGGAGCAGGCTTTCAAGGGCCAAATCCTAGATGACGGGCAAAACTACGTTCCGGCCGATGGCATGGTGATGATCATCGTGCGACCGGGCTACGAACAGACGGCGCGCGACAGCCTAAGGCGCCGCGGCATCGGGGCTTGGTGGCCGAATTATCCGAAGGAAGAGTCAGCCAAGGACGGCGCTTCGGGGAAGCGCTACACGCGGATGGTGAGGTCCGGCGTCATGCCCGGCATCATCTTGTCGCCGAGCCGGTTGAATTCGCTCTTTTGGGCCTCAATCGACCTTGCGCCCGGCGCAGTTAATGTGGTGCGCAAGCTGAATGGCGATGAGCTCGTTATCGATGATGTCGACGTCGTGTTGATGCATAAGATCGAGGCTGGACTGAACCGACCCTTGCCGGAGAAGGTTGTTCACAGCTTCAAGGTGGACGATGCCGTGGTGATTGTGGGCGATATCATGAAGCACTTCACCGCAAAGATCGAGAAAATCGAAAAGTCGGGCCGCGTCCATCTAGAAATAAAACTGTTTGGATGCTTGCGGCGCATGGTCGTGTCACCGGATCAGATTGCGCCAATTTGAGAATCAGTCCACCTTGCACTCCTCCGATGCGCTGGAAGGGCCAGCGAAGTCACCCTCACAAGCGAGGCTTGGCGGACCGAACAGGAAAACCATCCTGTTCCCGCAGCCTGCACTGTACCCAAAGCCCCGGCATAGTCCGGGGCTTTTGCATGTCATAGGGTACAGGACCTGCAAAGGTCGTGACGCGTCGTTCACCACAGAACGTCCATTACGCTCGGAGATTGAGCCATGAAGTAAGCATCCATTCCACACAATCTGGAACCAACGCCCGGCAGGCTTCGATCTGTCGGGCGTTTTTGTTTGCATAGGGTATGCGGTAGCGCCTTGTTGAACTTCGGGCCGCTTGTTGAGGTTGCCCTTCGCAAGCGGCCCGCCTTAAGACAAATGGAGGGGGTGGGGGGTCTCCGGGTCCTTCCTGAAACCTTTCCCGTGGCGAGTAATTCGAACCCCGACAGTTTTGTAGTTTCCATGATTTTTCGCAGGGTTGACGGGGTTGACAGGAGTTGACGTTGAGCGGTCAACCGGTTGACGGCGGGACAGCGGTCGAGAATTCAGACCTTTGGGTTTCGATCTCAGAACTGGCGCGGATCAAGCGGAAGTCGAAACAGAGCGTTTCGAAGCGGGTTAAGAAGCTGGTTGACGGCAAGGTGTTGACGGTCCGCCGTGAAGGGTCGGAAATTCTGGTCAACATCGTCGCGTATGATCGTGCGATCGGCGAGCATACCGATCCGGCGCAGGCGCTACGCAATCCGGGGCTGGACCTTGGCGTCGCCGCGACTGATGAAGCGCCACCGGCGGCGACACAGCCGGCAACTGACGACCGCCCGCCGAAGTCGAAAGGCTATCTGAAGCACAAGGAAACCAGCGCCGCCTACCAGGCGGAGAATGATCGCCTCGACCTTGAGGATCGGCTGGAACGGACCTGTGACAGCGGCGACGTCGAGACCCGGACCTTCAACGTGTTTCGCCGGCTGCGGGATCGCCTGCTTTCTCTGCCATCGATCTGCGCGCCGCGAGTTGCCAATGCAAGTGACGAGCGCGCCGCGCGCGCGATCCTCGATGAGGAAGTCAGGAAGCTTCTCGATGCGCTCGCCAACGATTTGGACAAGCCGGAGGATGACGACGCCGGCGACGAGTTAGAGGAACCGGCCCTTGATGCTGCAGGAGTTCAGTGATGCGCGCATCAAGTCCAACGGACGCATCGTCGAAAGGACAGCGTCTAAGGCGCTTCGCCCGGATCCACGTAAGCGGGTTTCGGAATGGGCCGCCGAAGAGCGTGTGGTATCGGCCGAAGCTTCTGTACTGCCCGGGCAATGGAGCAACGACGTAGCGCCCGAACTCGTTGAGATCATGGACCGGCTCTCGCCGGATGATCCTTGCGAGAACGTCATCCTTGTCAAGGCCGCGCAGTCAGGCGGCTCCGAAGTCGCCTGCAACTGGATCGGTTACATCGCGCACAAGACGCCTGGCCCGGGCATGTATGTCGGTCCGACCGTGAGTGCCGCGAAAGACTGGAGGGTTGAGAAGCTCGATCCGACGATCGCGGTAACCGACGTTCTCAACCCGCAGAAGGGCGGAGTTGTCAGCGCCCAAAAGTCCCGGTCGGGAGAAGGGTCGGTTGCGAACCGGCTGCGCTTCAAGGGTGGCTACATTCTGTTCGCGGGTGCTAATTCCGCGGCCACGCTGCGGCAGCACTCGATCCGCTTCATGATCCGTGACGATCGGTCAGCGTGGACCGACGACGCGGAAGGCGAGGGTGATCCGAAGAGCCTGTCCGACAAGCGGCTCAAAACCTATCGCCGCTTCGGGCTCGCCAAGGTGCTCGATATCTCGACCCCGGTGATGAAGGGTAAGGATATTGATCGCGAGTATATGGGAAGCGATCAACGCCGCTTCTACATGGCCTGCAAGAACGACGCGTGCGGAATGATCTCGGACGTTCGCTTCGAAGACATCCAACGCAACAAGACGCCGCCTTTTCATTGCCGCTGGTTCTGTCCGTCGTGCAAGACCGAACATATTGACGCCGACAAGCCGGAAATCAAATCGCTTGCGCGTGGAGCATGCTGGATTCCGACCGTTCCCGATGCGGATGGCGTTGTGCCGCCGCTGACGATGCACCGGAGCGAAGCCGATAAGTGGCGGGCACCGCACGAAGCCCGCCTCGATCATAGTTACGCGCAGATAGGAGAGATCGTTTCTTTCGAAACCTGGGACGAACTGGCGCGACAAGAAGCTGACGCCGGCGACGATCCGGAACTGCAGAAGCCTTTTCAGAACGCTGGCCTTGGGCGCTCGTGGGAGGCCAAGGGCGAGGGGCCGCCGTGGGAAGTGCTATCATCCCGCCGTGAATCCGAATGGCACCGCGGAACCGCGCCGTCTGGCGCAATGTACTTCACGCTTGCAGTCGACGTGCAAGGTGACGGGCTTTATTGGGAGCGGGTCGGTTGGGGACCGAACAAGGAAAACTGGCTTGTCGGTTACGGGTATCTGTCCGGCGCGACCGACGTCGCATTCGAAGGTGCCTGGCCGAAGCTCGATATCATCGTGGATCAAGGCTTCCGTCTTGCGAGCGGCGCGAAGCTCGCCGATGACCTGATCGGGGTCGACAGCGGCTACAATATCGATCCGGTCAGTCTCTGGGTGAAGCGTAGGCACAATGCGCTTGCGTTAAAAGGCGAAGACGGCTGGTCAAAGCCCGCGATCTTCGGCGCCAAGGCGGCGGAGGTAAAACACTCCGGGCCGCAAGCCGGCCGCTCGAAACGATACGGCGTCAAGATTTGGTTGGTCGGTACTTACGGTCTCAAGGCCGCGCTGATGATCTATCTGGCGCGGGTGCCGAAAGAAAACAAAGCGGGCTTTCCGACCGGATACTGTCATTGGCCAGCCGATACGACTGACGAATATTTCCGGCACATGTCGTCGGAATACGTCAAAAAAGATGACGACGGCGAACGAATCTGGGTCCGCAAGGGTCCGAACCACTGGCTCGATTGCCGCGTCTACAACACGGCGCTGACACATCACGTCGGGTTGTGGGCGTGGACAGAAGCCCGATGGGCACAGCGCGCGGCCGAACTAGCACAACTGTCGGCGCCGATCGCGCCGGACCTGTTTGATCCGAGACCTTCGACCGGAGCGGCCGTCACTCCGGTCGAACAAGAGGATGAGGGTATTCCCGAATTGATGGAGGGCACGGCGCCAGCGACCAAGGCGCAGACGCTCGCCATCAT